AACCTACCTGGACAACGAAGCCCTACCTCAATCGATCATCAATACTATCGAGGCAAGAAGAAATAATAAGAATTGGTTTAAGGTATATGGGCTTGGAGAGCTTGGAGAAGCAGAAGGAAGGATATACACCGGATGGGGAATTATTGATGAGGTCCCGCACGAAGCAAGGCTAGAGCGGTATGGCTTAGACTTCGGATACAGCAACGATCCTACGGCTATTGACGCAATCTATCGTTACAATGGGGGGTTAATCATTGAAGAGATTGCTCACCAAAAAGGACTCAGCAATAAACAGATAGCCGATATCTTCCTTAACATTCCTAAAGCACTTGTTATTGCTGACAGCTCAGAACCCAAAAGTATAGACGAAATAATATCCTACGGCGTAAATGTACTACCCTCAATCAAAGGACAGGGAAGCGTCCTGAAGGGCATACAGTACGTTCAGGATCAACGTATATCAGTAACCAAGCAAAGTACAAACACCCTCAAAGAATATAACAACTATCTATGGATGACTGACAAGGAGGGTAAAACCATCAATGAGCCTATGGATATTTGGAACCACCACTTAGACGCCATACGATACGCAATTAACTCACTTCAGCCTAACGAAGAATGGGACGATGCCGCATGGGAACACCAACAGTGGCTAGAGCAGCAGGACATGGCAAGGAGATATTAAGACTTGTAATTAAGATTGTTGACACTACCTAAGTTTATTTGTAATTATGGAACTACGAGAACAAATCATACTAGAGCGGATTAAGAAGCATTACAGCCTAAAGCTTGGGAGAGATATCGATAATGACGAAGCGCAAGAGATAGCAGGAAACCTGCTCAATTTTGCAAAAGCAATCTATGGAGCTTAAATACATCACATATTGTCGTAAATCCAGAGAAGATAAAGACGCCCAGATCCTCTCAATTCAGTCTCAGATTGAAGAACTTTCACAATGTGCTACGAATAACAATCTGCAGGTTGTATTTACAAGGGAGGAATCTCAGTCAGCAGCAAAAGAAGGAAGGCCAGTATTCAACGAAGTAATGAATATGATTGAAGCTGGATCAGCAAACGCTCTTCTTGTCTGGAAATTTGACCGCATCTCACGCAATGAGGATGATAGCGCAAGGGTAATTAAGGCATTTAGAAACGGCACTCTTGAGGAGATCCGCACCCCTTTTGAAACATTCCGCAAGGGGGATAATGTTTTGCTTCTCTACATATATTTTGGCATGGCAGACGAATTTTCTAGAAATCTTAGCTCAAACGTAAAACGTGGAATTAGAACAAAGTTACGACTTGGGCAGTATCCCCAAAAAGCACCCTTTGGCTTTAGGAATTATAGCCGGGATAATGTAAAGAATATAGAACCAGATGAATGGGCTGATATAGTTAGGCAGATATTCGAATGGTATGCATCAGGTGAATACTCGCTTGGACAGATTAGAAAAAGATTAAATGTAGATCTGGGTATACCTAGTAAAAGAGGTAAGAAATTTTCAAAATCAGAGCTACAAAAGATTCTTAAAAATAAGGTGTATTACGGAGTAATAGAACGAGGTGGAGAGCTGTTTACGGGTAGTTTTGAGCCTATCATTACAAAAGATCTTTACGACAAGGTTCAGGCAATAAGAGAAAATAAATCCCGTCCTAGAGGTAAAAAGGATCTTCAACATGCCTATAAAGTCCTAATTCGCTGTGATGAGTGCGATAGTGTTTACACAGGCTACACAAAGCACAAGTATTACGCAAAGACAAATAATCATGCATATTATACGTATTATATGTGTGCTAAAAAGCATGGAGCTTGCAGCCAGAAGCAAATAAAAGAAGATGTCCTTGAGGCCCAAATAATAGAAGAACTCAATAAGGTTGAATTTGATAAAGAAGAATGGGATATAGCGGTTGATCTATTCATGCTCGATATGGAAAAGAAACGATCATTTGAATACGATCTTATCAGTAGGTATCAGCTTCAGATAGCAAAGATTAACAATAACTTAGACAGCCTTCTAGAGCTTCGTACAGCAAGGGAAATAACAGCAGATGAGTACCTAACCAAAAAGAATGAATACGTTGATTCTAAGAAGTCTTACGAGGGCAAGATAAAGGAAGTAACAAACCATTTTGACGAAAAGTTTGAACGCCTGGAAAACTTCGCAGAAGTCATACTTCAGGCACAAGATATCCTAAACGGGGATGATATCGTAAAAAAGAGGCAACTTGTCCAGTCAATTAGTTTGAACCTCTCCATTTCAGACGGAAAACTACAAATTAGCTTCAAAAAACCCTTTAGTTTCTACTTCAAGAAGCAAGAGGTACTAAAACCGTCCACTATGTCGGGGCTAGTTGACGAAGTCAGGAACTACTACAGCCTCAATCCTTTAGACTATCCACCACTTTGGTTAGTCGGCAATAATCGTGCCTCACTCTAAAACTCGCAGACTTGACAAGCTCCAAATCCATGATACTATCAGGTTAGAACTACGAACTCCCGACTAGCGGCCCTCCGCAGCGTGAAAGCACTAAGTAGATCTACAAGAGAATAATCTAGCAAAGATTAACTTGTGGTCGAAAGGTGTTTTTTTGTACCTCCACAGCTTCTTTAGCTAAAGGTTATTCCAGGGGTAAGGTAACCATCCATTAGCTTCGGCAAGTAAATATGCCACGGCAAGGATGACGAAAAGCCAAAAAATCCAATAGGAAAGTTTTAGTCTCATAGGCTAATTCTACCAAAATTATGTTTACTGATCCATCAAAGCTAGGTATAACAAGCAGTACTCCATTTAATCCCAACTACGGAAGTATGGGAGCAGCAACGGGAGTTAATCCCTATGCTACCGCATATAACTGGTCCAATAATACCTCGGTAACTCAGATCCCCAGAACCAATACGGCTATCGCAAATACAAATCCTCCTCCTACACAACCAGCACCAACAAACAATCAACCACCTAGTGGTGGTGGAGGCGGTATGTCTCTCAGAGAGCAAATGCAGAGGGGTCTTATTCCTTGGGATGACAATGCGCTTGCACGTGAATCACAGTCTCAAGAGGATCCTATGGCCGCTTATAGACGAGAGCAGGAAAATCAAATCAACTCAGGATATAATGCGTACTTTTCTCAACTTGATTCAATGCTTAATGAAGGCCTCCCACAACAGCGTACAGCGCAAGAAAACATTGTCCAAAGTCAATACAACCAAGGTGTAAGTAATCTTAATTCCCAAAAAGAGCAAGGGCTATATGATCTTAACCGGGAAAGACAAAATATTGAGTCAAGACAAGCTAAAACTCTTAATGACCTAGCAGGCAACTTACGCAACTCCTTCATGGCCGGGAATGTCTACCTCGGTGCGAGGGGCGCAGGTGATTCTAGTGCGGCCAATCAATATGCCTATGCCCTAACTAAGCTTGGTAGTCAGCAACGGGGTGATATTCTTTCTCAAACTTCAGGGTATCAACAGGAAGTCTCAGACCGTGAATTTAAGCTAAACAATATCTACAACTCGGAGATGAATCGAATAGTTAGTGAAAAAGATCAAAAAATTAATGGTATAACTTCATGGTTTGCGGGTGAACAAAATAAACTTAAAGAGGCTAAAGCTAGAGGTGAATTATCCAAGTCCCAAGATTTACAAACACTTACCAATAATATATTGAGCGTAGCCCTTCAACAGCTCCAAATAGCGGATCAAGAGCAAAGAAGTCAACAATCAATGTTGGAAAGTTGGGCGCTTAACAATGCCACGACTGTACAGCAGGCTAAAGCTAATCTTGCAGGTGTAGCGGACTACAGAGCCCCACAGGTCAATGCACAACCCATTCTCGGTGCACCACGAGTTACTGCAAACGGTGGCTTTTATGCACCAGTGGGCTATGGCGGGACATCGGAGAAAAAATACGACATCCACGGTAGACCGATAGCATAAAGGAGTATATTATGGCTAAATCCCTCTTAGACCTTGGAGAGCAAATAAAGGCACATCTCAATACTGCTGGAAAAACTCTCAATAATTTCAACCCGTTTAGTGATACAGATCCAAGAATGGCAGGCCGTCAAAACTTCTGGACCACACAAGCACCAAGAATTGCAACGAATACCCTAAATACCGTGGGAAGAACCATAGGAAGCCAACCTGTATTTAGGACCCAGATTGCGCCTTTTATTAAGATTCCGCAGGTATCCATTAGGCAAGCTGTCCAACCAATAAAACCAGTACTACCGGGAATAACGAACTTTTTAGAGGGAAAAACTGAAGAAACATTCCATCAAATTGCACAGAACTCTCAAAAACGTGAAGAATCTTTTAGGACGTTGAGCATCAAAAACCCCACACCTGAACAGCAAAGAATGAAAGAGGCTGCAATGGCTGACGTTTTGAGTTTTAGTCCTCTGGGTATGGGATCAATAATAGCAAAAAGCGGCAAAAAGCTCTTCTTCGGAGGCGGCCCATACGATCCTCAGAGAGTTGTTAAGGGAAGCGGAATTTCACTTACAACAAGTAAGGAAGTCGCAAAGCACTACGCTGATAAATTCAACCTGGATACAATGATGGTAGGTGGTAAAGGTGAGGGAGCAGTAAGAGAGTTTACGCTAGATAAATCAGCAAAGATTCTAACGAAAAAAGATCTACCAGCAAAGCTTTTGAAAAACACTGGCCTTGAGCTTGAGAACGTGGTTCGATACGCAAGACAAAAAGGATACGACGCAATTGATTTTAAAGGTATTTCTTCTTTCAAACTGTCTATGTTTGGCAACATCCCGGAGAGCGAGATTAGAGTTATCAATCCAAACGCAATAAAATATATTGATCCAGAATCAAAAAAACGCCTTTCTGAATTAGTTAATTATGGAAACGATTTAATGGCAAGGGGTTACACTAAAGCCCAAGTTGATAAAATAGGCTTACAAGAATATCAGCGCATTATTAAAGAGAATATCCCGCCTTTTGCACATGAGTCATATCAATTAGCGAAAAGTAAAAATAAAATACCCTCAGAAGTAAATAGCAGAGCTATCGAGCAAGCGGAAGCAATCGAAGGTATGCAGCAGGTGCAGGGTAACGGTTTTGTGAAGGGATTTAATCGCTTATTCTATCCTATTAAAAATCAAACTCAGGATATACAAGATGCTGTCAGAGCATGGGATAGTGAGTTAAAAATAGGAAAAATTAATGCCAATAAGGTAGCTCAAACATTTAAAAATGACCTTGATAAAAATCTCGAATGGAAACTTGTGCAATATTCCCAAAAACCAACTTCAGCTCATGCTGACAAACTCGGTTTAACAGTGAAAGATTTAGAGAAGGGTATGCCCCTAATTACGCAAAGTCGAAAATTTAATGATGAGATATTTAAAAAAGCCCGTGAGGCAGGAGTTGATCTTAATTATCTTCAGGATCATATTTATCAAGTTTTCAAGGAAAGACCAGAAAAAATTGACGATATTATCCAAGCTAAGGGACTGGGAGGAAAACCCGGCTTTGCAAACAAAAGAACTATAGAAAGCTTTGAAAAAGGAATGGAGTACAATCTTACTCCTAAATATAGTACATTCGCACAATACAACGCTCTTGCACAGGAAGCACTGGAAAGAGCAATCGCTAACCAAAAGATAGCTGATAAATTAGCAAAAAGCGGCCAATTACTCCCGGAGTCACAAGCTCCTGCTGCATGGCAAACAGTAACAGCACGTTTCTTTCCTAAAGCGAGTCTTAAATTCGGTAATGGAGAGACTTTTGTACAAAGCTACAAAGCCCCTCGAGAGCTTGCAGACTTTTTAAATAATATATTCGGAGGGCAACCCATGAGTCTCTCATCTAAGCTGCTTGAAAAAACAGGGCAAATAAGCACAGGCACACAAGATATTGTCCTTGCGGGAGGAGTTAGGAAAGTAAATTTCTTCACGCTTGCTCAAGCAAATAAAGATCTTAATGCAGGCTTAGGCGAAATACTTAAGCTTCATCCCATTAAGGGCACTAAAATGGCTCTTGAACCTCTTGCAAATATCGTGAGAGGATTTATCCCCGGAGCCTCAAGACGATTTGAGCAGGCCCACGCACAAAGCATCAAGGAACTAGCAGACAACGGTATTCCTTATCAAGGCATAGGAGGATACGAGAATTTTGCGGATAATGTCGCTGATAATCTTCTTAACAGAAGCGGTGCAAAAACCAGAGATCTCTGGAACTCTTATTCAAACAACCCCACGTTTCGAGAATTTATGTATCAAAGGCGTATCTCTCTTTATGAGAACTTTAAGCAAGGCTATTTAAGCAGTGGTAAATCAGAAAATGAGGCGATAAAACTCGCTGTAGCGAATCTCAGACGCTATGATGGCATTGTAGACGACATAGGTCGCAATCCTGATCTTTCTAATGGTCTAAAAACTTTCTTTTTAGCTACAAAATACCGGGAAGCCGTTATTAATTCTCTTGTAAATGTGATACGTGGATTTTCAACTGATATTAAAAATCCTGATTTTGCAACCTCAAGAAGCTTAGGGCTTGGCTTAGTTACTTCACTTGTTGCAATGAATGCTATGCAGTATCAATTAACCGGCAAATTTATGAAGGACAACCCTGCTGGCAGAGAATTTGAGTTAGTTATGCCTGATCCTGAAAATGAGAATCGATACTTCTCTATCCCGTGGATGTTTGGATACACCGCTGTGCCTAGAAGAATTATCGGAACAATTACAGCATCAGCAAAGGGCGATTTTCCAGAAGCAATAAAACAGTTTTCAAGCCTTGCATCAATTCCTATTAGTAAGGGTGGAGAATTATTATCAAATCGTGATTACTTTGGCCGTGAGATCATCCATGAGGGTGAGCCGCTTTTACCGCAAGCCGCTCTTTTTGCTGCTAAGTCATTTACTCCCGGACCAGTAAGAGAAACTATTAAATATTTTGAGGATAAAGGCAGATATGAAAAAAGACTTGCTGAGGGTAAAACTGCAACACCTCCCAATATTGCTATGTCAATTGTCAGAGGTATGGAGTTACCGCTAAAGGAAGGTAAATACTCTAGTCAGTTTTATAATATTGAGGACAAACACATTAAAGGCTTAACTGGGGAAGAAAGAAAACTCTATGATGAAATTTACAACAAAGAAGAGCCTCAAGATACCGCATCAAAGCTGAGAAATAATATTTATGAAGCTCAATTACTACTTCAGAACCCAAATATTATCGAGACAAGAAAGAAAATAGAACTTGAAACAGCAAGAAAACTAGGCCGTCAAGCGGATCCATTTTACAGCCTAACCCCGGACCAACAGCGGGTGGTTTTATTGCTTAAAACATTTTATCCCGGAGATGAAACTAAATCAGCAATGCAGTCAGAAAATATATCTTGGCTTAAGCCTTATTGGACCGCAAACGCTGCCTTCTATGATGAATTAAGAGCTAAGGGCATAAGTGCTCAGGATACAAGGGATTCAGATGAGCATTTTCAAACATCCCCTGAGATGAGACAGCTACTTGATACTTATTATTCCCTACCTTATGGCACAGGACAGCGGAGTGCCTTCACAAGGGCTCATCCTGAACTTGTTACCTACTGGGAGGAAAAGCGAGAGTTTACCAACAACCAGAGAGCTTTATTAGGCCTTCCCCTTCTTGAGGACTTTTTTGGGTTTGGGACATATGCGAGAAAGCCCCGGAAGGTAAGGATTGCTAGGGCTTCAAGAAGAAAGATCAAGATAGCAAGCAAAAAGCCAACAAAGACAATAAAAATAACAAGCGTTAAGTCAAAGAAACCACCCAAGCTTGGAGGTATTAAAGTCAGGTCCTTAAAAAACCTTGCTATGCGGCCTAATACCCTGTTTGGAGGAAGATATGTCTGATTTAGGAATTGATGACAATACAAGGCAATTTTTGAATCTGTTACCTATTGAGGAGAGATATCAAATAATTCACGAAACAATGATATTGAAGTACAGGGAAGACAGGGGAAAAGATCGGGAAATTGAGTACATCAACAGTGATCAAGCTAAGTTTATAGACGGTTTTTATTGAGAGGAGGTGATAAGTATGGCACAAAAAATACAAAGTGAAGTATCAACTGAGCAGGCAGGAGTGCAAAATTACATTAGAAATGCAGTTGCGGGATATGGTGTGGATCGGTCAAAAATGAACGCGGATAAAATCCGGGAAATCAGAAAGAGAAATTCTGACCTAACAGGTTTTTCTGGTTCTGAAATTGAGGAGCTAGAATCAAGATTAGCGGTTGACGATCCAAACAATACATACAAGCAACCCACAATATCAATGATGGGCCGACAGTTTAAGTCAGCAAACAAATTTACTAGTGGGTTAATTGACGTTAGTGGCTTTGATCCAGATGAAATCAATTATCTCTTGGCAACTGGAGAAATTGAAGAAGTCGGTTTATAATGCTCAACAGAGATCAGGGTATGTCCATTTAACGTATTCTTGTCAGCCTTGAGCATTGATGAGGTACAGGCTTACCCTGATTTTTGCCATTTCTGAGGTCATGTAGTGCCCCCAGACGCTCGTTTTATAGCTTCCCTTCTCTTTCTACGTATCTCATCTAATAACTTCTTTCGCTTTATTTTGGCTTCGTTCATAATTGGTTTTTCCGGTGGCTTGGAATGGGGATAATAAGTCATTGATGTATAATAGCAAAATGTGTGGCGCATTTGGTATGGGTGGATATTCAGGATTTGGAGCAAGTATTAACATCTTGCTTCGCTTTGAGCTTGAGAATAAGCCACATTGGAAAGAATCATATAACATTCGGCCTACTCAAGAGGCACTTATTGTAACTAGGAATAGCCCAAATAAGGGGGTAATTAGCAAGTTTGGTATCAAAGCTCCTTGGGATGAAGGAAAACTTCTTATAAATGCTCAGTCTGAAACAGTTGCCGAGAAAAGAACCTTTAAAAAAATGTTTAGGGAAACGAGATGCTTAATCCCTGCTACATGGTTTTTTGAATGGAAAAGACTAGAGGACGGCAAACAACCTTATGCTTTTAGTCTAAAAAGTGAGGAGGTATTTTCATTTGCAGGAATTTACAACGATTCCGGCTTTGTTATATTGACTTCAAGACCTAATTCTTTAATGGAGGACATACACAACAGAATGCCCTGCATTCTAAAACCGGAAGATGAAGATATTTGGTTGAATCCCGACACTAATGAAAATCATCTTTTAGAACTCCTTTCCCCCTACCCGCCTGATGATATGAAGAGATGGGCAGTTAGCACTCTAGTCAACAAGCCTGCTAACAACTTTCCGGAAATATTAAGACCCCTTAACCCAAGCAATTAACTCCTGAAAAAAAGACTTCTCTTCACGCTCCTTTTCTTGCTCAGCTAATGCTTTTTCTAACTCCTTGCGAGTTGTTTTGCTATACCCCAAGACATGCTCGACTATTCCAAGATCCCAGTTACTATCCATAACTAAATCAGCCCCCATCATGGCGCGCAATCTTTTCTCTAATTGTTTTTGTGTCATTTATTATCACCACCTTTAAGTTTTTCTTTTATAAACCGACAGCAGTTATTGCAGTGCGCCTTATGGCTTGGGCATTGTTGGTCCTTATATTCTCCAGTTATAACAATAGTACACTTGGTGCATCTAATTCTTGTCCATTTCCTGTCTTTTTCAATGCCTTCTATTGCGTTATCCGAATAAGAAAAATCCTTCGCGCAGTAAATACAGAGATTTTTATCAATACGTGATTGATAGTCAGCATCTCTTCCGGCTATGCTTATGAGGCATCTCCGACAAGCCTTTGCGCTTACACTTTCATTTGGGATATCATCGCTTGTAAAGAGATTTAGCTGAGAAATAAGATTGCCTATTTTTACCTGGTTATTTAAAATCTCAGACTGAAGCTCAAATATCTTTTTTAATATTTTTAATTCTTCATTCATAAATATTGCTTACGGGGCATAGACATGAAACTCTTTACGTCGTTTTGTTAGTCTGCCGCAAAAAAAACTACACCCCGTAAGCGATCACTCAGCTAGTACATATTGAACCGGCTGAGGGTCTATAGAAAAGAATAGGTTATTTTTCATAAAAAGTCATTAAAAACCTGTGCGGTGGTTTTATTTATAGGCTTAATATTCGTGCCTAAAAACCACACCCCAGTATTTATTGATACCAGCTCTTTCCATACCCGTTTACCCGCAAGGTACGGGAAGAATCAGTCTTGTTTTCACGCTTTTTGGCGAAGTAGTCCTCTATAAGTCTTAAGGCAAAGTGACAAGAAGATCCGACATTTATATTAGAAAGCTCATCAAATCTTGCAAGCTCAGAAGAGGTGGCGAAGTTCTTTATTATTTTCCTGAGTAGTACCTTCTTTTTCATAACCTATCCTAAATACCCTGACTGTATATAACTGTACAATAGCCATAAGTGAGTTGTCAATAGGCAAAATAACATTGACATAAGCTCTGCTTTTAACTTATATTATTGTCGTGGACGACAAGGCCATTCACCCCAAAAGAGTTTATAATGTCGAGCAAACGGCTGAGCTTTTGGGCCTTCACCCGGAAACAATCCGGGAGTTTTGCCGGATAGGAAAACTTAAGTGTCGAAAAGCAAAGAGCTGGAAGATTTTGGGAGCTCACATCCTCAATTTCATGTCCTCAGATAGCCCAAAGAAAAGATGAAGGTATATTTCGATGAGTCCTATCCACACACACAAGAAATAATGATTCTTGGATCGTTATTTCTTTCAAACGAAGCAAACAAATATCTCCATAAAGAATTTTTAAAACTCAGGGCAGAAAAAAAGTATAACAAGGAACTAAAATACTCAAAGATAAGAACAAAAAAAGACTTAGAATTTGCCAAAGAGGCGATCAGTCTCTTCTTGAAATCAAAAATGCCCTACTACCGAGCATCTATACTACCCTATAACGAGGAAGGACTAAAAAGCATTAATGGGGAAAACGTTTACAGCAAGCGCGTTACAGCATATTCACATTCAGCAAAGGGCCTTGTTTTGGACAATCTTTTGCCTAACCAAAACGCTGACTTAATAATGGACAGAGAAGATAGAATTGCGAGATCCAAATTTAAAGATAAAATACTTAAAGCAAAAGCCGCTCTCGGCGGCAAGGTGGTATCAGTAGCTCACGTAGATAGTAGAAAAGAAAATACTAACCTCGTACAAATTTGCGACATACTAACTGGAGCAATCTTACAAAATTTACGACCTTCAAAAGGAACGAATGGCTCAGGTAAGAGAAAAAGAGAACTTGGAGAATATTATAAAAAAGAAACGGGAATTAATGACTTTAAAGTAAAAAGGATAAAGACAAAAAAAGGAAAAATTAAAATATATACTCTTGAAGCACCTAACTTACAAAAAAAGTTTGCTTATGTTCATCCCCAAAAGAGAGCAAAGTAAAAACCGCAGTTAGTAAGATCAACGGAGATCTAGTATGAAACCAAATCCCTCCTTTACCACTTGCGGCCTTGTAAATACATTATAATCAATGCGAAATTGATAGTCAAGATCCAACTTATAGTAGAGCCTCGTAACCATATTTATATATGGATGAGCTAAATATAGTAAAATGACGTAAAATAGCACTTGACTTTTAGTGATTTTAGTATTACTATAATAGAGATATGAAAAAAGCAGGCAGGCCAGTTGGGAAAATCCCTTTCAGCTCCAAAAAGAAAGTTCAAATTTTTTTACCACAGACTAAAATCCAAGAACTGAAGGAAAAAGCCGTAAAAGCAGGCGTGAGCCTCTCGGATTTAATATCAATTTCAGCAAGTGAATACGATCCCAGCAGAATTAATCAATCAGGCAAAGATATAACGCCAAGACCAAAGCTATAAATCTGATCCCGATAAGGGAGCGTTTAGAGGGTGACTATAGCCCGGCGGCTTAATACAGAGAGCAATTAGTTAGAAGTCCTAAGCATCATTCAGCAAGTGAGTGAGTTTAGGACTTTTTTTATTGGTTAGAATTATGAAAAGCGTACATAGAGAGCGTCAAAAAGCAATAGCGGCATATTTCTTGTTACTCCCAGACATCCACTTTATAGGCAAGGAGGAGGTTGACGGATCTCTTGTATTCTTGTTCTCCCCGACCTCAATCTGTGAGGAAGAAAAGACAAAATTCGAGCTTGGTAAGGCTGAAAAAGTTGACCCGCAAGCATATTCCCAAAAACTGAGATTAGTAAGCAAGTGGATTGGAGAATGGAGGCAGCAAACCCACCAAAAACCAAAATACACAGGAGGTTTTTATAAATAACATGAAAAAAGCATTTTACTTATACCAAGATCAGCAGGAAGTTATCGAGCAATTAACTGACATTCAAGCCGGTAAATTATTCAAGGCAATTTACAAATATGCTAATAACGAAAAACCAGAGCTATCACCAGTGTTGAGAATAGTTTTTACTCCAATAAGACAAGCACTTGACCGAAACAGAGAAAATTACGAGAAAGTCAGTCAGATAAATAAGGCAAATGCAAAAAAGAGATGGGACCAGCCTCAAAATAATGCGACCGCATCCGAACGCATGCAAACGCATTTAGAAAATGCGAATCGCAACGATAAAGATAAAGATAAAGATAAAGATATTAGCTCTCTTTTAAAAGAAAACGAAGAAGTAACGGAAGTATGGCCGGAGGGACTCGCATGAACGGATTAGCTCTTTTATTACAAGACAAAGGCTTTTTACTAGAGGAATGGGACAAAGACATGCTTACTTTTAAAAAATGCCCGTTATGTTCAATCTCCAACTATATGCCAAAACTAAACGAATTGGGTTACGCTTGTCCTGTCTGTACTCAAGACCCTCTCCCCTTGCAAGACTTTCTTAAAAGAATCAATGTCTCTTACCAAATAGATCCAACAGATATATCCGAACTGGTAGAAAAATACATGGACCCTCTACTTGATCCTGATCTGGTTAAGGGTTATAGCACGGGATACAGCTCGCTAGACGAGGCAGTGGGTGGCTTTAAACCCCAGCACTTAATTATCCTTGCAGCCGATACAGGGATGGGTAAAAGTGTTTTTGGCATAAACCTGCTCATTAACGCAACAAACGAGGGAGTAAAAACATCTTATTTCGATCTTGAAAACGGAAAAATGGCAAGCATGAGTAGAATAATTTGTATTAAAGGATGTGTGCCAACAAATATCTTTGAAGATGCCGACAACGTAACAAAGATTGTAGAGATTGAAGAATCATTAAAAGGAAAACTAAATTATCGTGATCACGAAGCCCTAGACGCATTTATAGGTGATAAAAAAGGCCTGCAGATGGCAAAAATGATAGGTGGATTAATAGAAGGAGACGCACAAGACGGAGTAAAGCTATTTCTTATTGATCCCCTCGAGAACTTCGAAGAGGATGACAAAGCATATGTAGCAATAGGCAACGTGGTAAATTACTTCAAAGACCTAGCTCAGAAGCTTAATATCACAATAATAATTCTTCATCACCTCAAGAAGCCAACAAGCATATCGGCAAACAATGTAAGCGATCTTCAAGAGTTACAAGTGCCTAGATACAGAATACCCACCATACACGATCTTACTGGTTCATCAAAGATAGCCAATAAAGCCCCGCACGTATGGACTATGGTTAGACAGAAGGAAGATTCTGACGAGAAGAAAAGAGGACGTATATTATTCCGAATACTCAAGGGTAGGTTTAATCAAAATAAAGATCTTTATTTCAATATGAACTTGCAAAATCTCAGAATTGCAGAAGTAAAGATGTGAAAAACGAAGCAGAACAGCTTGAAATGTTTAAGGACACAGGAGATGTTTATTACAACGGCATGGGTGAACCCTTGCCATGGGAGGAGGTAAAAGAAAATGAAAACATTTGAGGAAGTAAAAGCAGACAAATTAATAGAGTCGTTCACAGACACAAAAGAGCTTATCGAAATGATTAAAAAAGAGCGTGACGAGATGATCGCTCAAAAAGACCGGGATATAGAAGAAATCAACAACTTTTACGAATCGCAGCTACGAAGCAGGGACCAGCGTATAGCAGACTTAGAACAAGACGTTATTGAACTGCAGAAACGCTTGAAGGGAGGTGGATTGAATTGAAAAAAACAATAAGTGTTGGAGAATTAGTAGAAGAATTTCTGAGCATAATACCACAAGAAGGACAGGTGAAAATTGAAAGAGATTGTGAAACGTTGATGTGGGAAGTGACCGATTCCAGATTTAGCGCGTGTGAAGAAGAGCTTATATTCGCTCTAGTAGGGTACATTAATTCTTACAGAAACAGTAGGGAAAGTAAATAAACATAGTTTTCTCACTGAGCAGGCCAACCCTGCTTGGTAAGAAGCCTATGAGCCATATATACGGAAGATTAAAACAAGCCTGGGACAACCACTCGATGAAGTACTTAAGTAAGTATAGAAACTACGATCTTGAGAAACACGAGCGTATGAGAATCAAGTTTATTAACTCAAAAGACACAGAACCAGACAAGGCGGGAGTCGCTGAGTTTATCAAAAAGGAGCTAAGGATATGAACCAACAAATTCAAGAGGTATTAATAGAAAATCCGGCAATACACGCTATTTTCTCTCAAGAGGTAGCAAGTACACCATTCGGAACTATCATTATCAGCATTAAGGTGAAAGACGGGGCTTCATTGACGCAAACAATACAAGTCGTTCGGCAAACCCGGATTAAATACGGATCACAACCAAAAGAAAAGACACTCCAAAGCGCGTTGATTAAAGACATAAACCATCAAGCACACCTAGATATATCAAAGAAAATCAAGGCAAAAAAAGAGGGACAGCTAACAATTACCGCCAAAGTTAATAACGGTACCGTGGTCGACCTAACATTTACAGAAAACTTTACAGTAAAAGATTATATAAAACAATGAACAACTTATCAAAACCAGAAATGAAAGTCATGGCAAAAGCTCTGATACTCGGAGGTTATTCAACACGTAAGGTTGAAGAGATTTTAGGCATAGACAATGTAACAGCACATAGGTATGCACAAGAGCAAACACCAGAAGACCAGAAACAATTTGAAACGATTTTCAAAAACCATATTAAGGAACAAAAACAAAAAGGAATAGCCCTTGGGGTCAAGCGAATCAACGAACTTATACCACGAGAAAGAAAAATAAGCGAGGTTGTTCGAGGTCTTGAATTTCTCGAAGGAATAAATAAGGGAAACACAAACATTCAAGTAAACGTAACACCTATACTTTCAGATCCTTTATATGTACCAAAAGACGACGGCAACCACTAAGATTTTAGGACTCAAGAAGCGTATCCGGGTAGTAGCGGGAGGCACTTCTGCAAGCAAAACTATCTCTATTCTTCTATGGCTCATAGCCTACGCTCAGAGAAACAATAAGGAAACAATCTCAATAGTATCCGAGTCCATGCCTCACTTGAAGCGTGGGGCAATACGTGACTTTCTTAACATCATGAAGGATCATGGCTATTATCGAGACAACCAATTTAATAAGACTGACTTTATCTATACATTCGAGAACGGATCAATTATCGAGTTCTTCAGCGCCGATCAACCAGATAAAGTAAGAGGACCAAGAAGAGATGTACTATTCATCAACGAAGCAAACAATGTACCTTATGAAACCTTCACACAGCTGGAAATAAGAACCAATAAAATAATCTGGATCGACTTCAACCCTGTTTCAGAGTTTTGGGTATATTCAGACATAATCGGTAAAAGGGACGATGTAGACTTTTTGACTTTAACCTACCTGGACAACGAAGCCCTACCTCAATCGATCATCAATACTATCGAGGCAAGAAGAAATAATAAGAATTGGTTTAAGGTATATGGGCTTGGAGAGCTTGGAGAAGCAGAAGGAAGGATATAC